GCGTGAAGTTCTATTTATTATATCGCTCATTCTATACCTCCTTCACGAATTTAGCGTATTCTTCTAGTGGCACCCCTAATTTTTTGGCAATAGCCACCTGTGATTTGGTGAGTCTCACAGATCTACGTCCCTGCTGAGTTCTTCCAGCAGAAGCAACTTTTTGGACGGGTCTACGTTGCTCTTGAATAGCAAAACGATGAGGGAAATTATCCTTCATTCGCTTATCTATTTCATTATAATACTCATCACTTTCTACATCAATACCCATGCCCACTAGATCTTCGTGCACAGTCATCGCAGCGTTAGTCATGATTTTGTCATTACCAAACCAAGCGTTATCAGAAGCCCATTTTCTAGCTTTTTCACTAGGTTCATTTTGAACTTCTTGTTGTTTTGGTTGTTCCTCTTTTGGTGCGTTTTTTTGTTCTTCAAGCTGTTTCAATCTAGCTTCTCTATCAGCCATTTTGATTCTAGCTTTTTCTTTTTCAACACTCAATTGAGTTAGCTCGTCGTTTGCCTCCATGATTTTGTCTGCATCATTATTTTCGATGGCATCCTTAAGCTTCTTTTTGACTTGTTCTCTTTGAGCATCTACTCTTGCATCAAATTCTTTTAAATATTTTTCATCAGTTGAATCATATTTAGTTTGAGTATCGTCATATTTTTTTTGTAAACCTTTTGCATAATCTAAAGCAGCTTTTTCTCTTCTTTCAGCTTCTCTAAATCTTCTTGTAAGTTTATCAATTCTTTTTTTGACAGATTCTGAAACTTCCGACAAGTCATCGGGTTCTTCTTTCTTATCTAACTTAGTTTCTCTTTCGTTTTCGTATGTTTTATCTTCACTAGGTTGTTCCTCTGCGATTTCTTCCACAGCAATTTCTTCTTTTGGTTTGTCTTTGCTGTGATCCGCATAACCTAAATCAACTTCACCAACATTTAAATTTGGTTCTTTTGATTCTTCCTTTTTAGTTTCTTCAATCTTAACATCAGTTTCTTTGACATCATCAAGATCAAGTTCAACTTCAGGGTTTTTATTTGCATCAGCCATGTGTCCTCCTTAATACAAATGCAGAATGTCTTCTGGTTTACTTATTGTTGCGATGATTTCATCATCGTTCAAAATACGGTGTTCACCATATTTTGTTTTAAATCTCGAACCTGCGTATCTACCGTAGATTACGAATTGACCCTTTTTACACCAAGGCCCTTTTGGAAACTTATCTTTATCAGCGTAACAAAGATCACCCATCTCAACGACTAAACCTACAACGGTTGTCATTTGAATAGTTTCACTTGATGTGTCTGTAAGAATAATTCCACCTTTAGTTTTTTTAGGACCTGCATAAGGTCTTACTAAAAGTCTATAACCAACTGGTTTTGGTATTACTTCGAGATATTTTTTAATACCCTCTGGATCCGTGGGTATAGCTTGTTCTTTTGAATCAGGTGCAGCCTCACCTTTTTTTGTCTTGACACCAACTAATCCAGTGTCAGGTGTTACTATCGTCATCGATATTCTCCTCATTTTTCTGCAGGTCTTTTAGATCCTGTAGCAATGCTTCTAGAGCATTGAGTTTCCCTCTAGAATACTGGAGTTTATCGATTGTGTCTACATGGTACACCAAATCCTCTTTGACTTGGTCTATTTGTTTTTTGATATAATGTCTTACTGATTGTAGAGTATCTAAATCAAAGTTCATTAATTAGTTATAACTAATCTATTTATCTATGCAACTACTTCTTACCCTTGAAGATTTGAGTGCCTTTTATCCCATAAACGCTCGCTACGACGAGGATCCAGAGATTTGTGAACCAGCTTGGAAGCTGTGAAAAATATTCAAAAAAAAGTTTTACTTTGTCCATAGAACTAGGATCATCACTTAGGACTGCCCAAGCCAGCACCAAAACGGGCGCAGAAAGAATTATTAAAATAAATTCGTCCTTGTAGTCGTTTTGCCGAGCCTCAAGAAGTTTGCCCTGATAAGCTTCCTCTCCTGCTGCCATCTTTTGAGCGTGCATTAGTTGAGCATCTGACATTGCTTGTTTTGTCTTTTGACGATTGGAGTAAATATGCGCTCCCGTTTTTACTGCCATCCCTAATAAGTTGAACCATGCCATAATATTGTTCTTGTCTTCGTTTACATAAGTAAGGTATCATTAAATGAAGTATTTTTAAACCCTCTAGCCCCATGACCTTCCATCTATACAAGGTTTTATAGTGATTTTTGAAAGATCGTACATAAATGTTACCTTTCTCGAAATAAGTATGAAATAAATTTATCACATCTTTGTCAGACATTTCGACAGATACTTCTATCTTTCTTCTGACTCTACCGTCTCTGTATAATCCTGCCTTAAAATAACCAAAAGTTCCTTCACCTTCGAATATACCTGAAAGAAAAATTAATTTTTCTTTACTTGATAGAAATTGAAACATTTATAAAAGGTCGCTAGTATAACCGCCACCTTTAACTAATACAACTTCTGATTCTTCCATTTCTCCGCCTTTTGCTCTTTTTTCTTTAAACAAATCGCTTTCTATTTCTTTAACTTTGTCACTATCGCCTTTTTCTTTTGCTTCTTCTAGCAATTGTAACAGTTGTTGATATCTACTGGGCATTAAGACTCCTACATGTTGGGCAACCCTTCTTGTAAACCATATGTTTCCAACAAGGATCCAATTTAACTATTTTTGATTTGTAAACTCTTTCTTTAAACAGTAAAGTTTTTACAAGATTTATTATCCATCTAAGCATTATCTTACTCCTATAAATTTAAAACCTTTAACTTGTATTTCATTATTTCCAGGATAAGTATTTTTATTAGTTGTATCTCTGTGCGGACACTTCATTCCACCTGAACCAAATTTAATTGGTGGGATATTTGAGTTAGGCCCCTTTTTTGGTGGTGGTCCTGATTTTTTACCTATTGTCATATTCTCTTACCTTTAATAACCCATATAAAACAATTACAGATAAAAGCATTCCTAAAAAAAATAAACCTATCATAGTAAACTTTTATCTACATTAGATGATATCACAACTTCCCCGCCATCGTCATATGCTTGGAAACCTGATAAAAATGTATTTGGTTTTTTTACAGGTGTTTTAATTTGTGTTGTGGGTAATTTACATGGTGGATAAGTACCATCAGGGCATAGTTGTTGTTTGTTGCCTCCTATCTGGCTTGGTGGCTTCACTGCTCTAGTTGGTTTAATTAATCCAGCATCCTTCATGTAGTTCACACCTGTTTTGCTCATCACATCAATTGGTTTACCTGTTGCTCTATAAAAATCTCTTGATGCTGGTAAATCTTTTGGCTTACCAAAAAAATTTTCACCTTTTACTTTTTGTGTTCTTGAATACGTTGTTAGTGGATCAATTACTAACGATTTTGCAATTTGCATTGTGATAGGCATAAAACTTATTTTTGATCCTGTGCCTTTATTGTTACTTGTACTTGTACTTACTTGGTTAGTAGTTTTGCTTCCACTTCCTCCTGTCGTTGCAGGGGCGTTATTAAATGTTGGTCCTTTACCACCCGACAAATCAAAACCACCTTTTGGATCTGCTCTGCTTTGACCAGTAAACCCTGCACTTTTTCCAAAAGACTCGGTAGCTGCATCAGCTCCACCTTTTGCTTTAAGTATTTTAATTTTTCTTTTCATTATTAGTGCCTTTTTGTTTTTGTGCTGCTAAGTCTATTTTTTCTTCGGCAATTCTAATTCTCTCACCTGCTTGATCTTCAGCAGATTCTAATTTCATTTTATCAAAATCTAATCTTTCTTCAAATTCCATACCTTTTCTTTCTTGATCAATCATATTTTCTTGAGCTTTTCTTTGTAAATCCATAGCTCTTAAATCTAGCTCTCTTTGTTTAAGTTGAATTAATGGATCACCTTTTTGTGTCATAGATTCTTCTTGAGCAAGTTGCATTGTTATCTCTGCAACTCTTTTTGCTACCATACTATCGAATAAAACTTTAAAACCTTTTGGATCAGTTTGTGCTTGCTGTGCTAACTCAGGTGTATTTTCAACCATATCACCTATTTCGCCATGAGCTTGTAGTGCAATATGGTCAGATATGTGTCCTTGCATTAAAGCGTAAACCATTGGATTAATTTGAACCATTCTTGTAGCCATAAATGCTCTGTGAGCCATAATATGTGCTTGATGATCTTGTTCAGGGAACGCTTTTAACATTTGCATCTGTAATGCTTTAGCATTTTCAGTTGCTGGGTCTTCTGGAACCACGGGTGGTGTAGGTTTTAGTATAGCATCAATGTTTTTTGTGCCTAAAGCTTCATAAACACGTCTGTAAGCCTCTCTTAAGTTGTGCATTTGTGGATTTGATGCTGCAATTTTTAAATTTTCGTTAGCTAACGTTACTCTTTGTGACATTGAGAAGATATTTGGGTCTGCAACAGGTATAACATCAACTCTATCGTCAAAATCTTGTAATTTTACAAACCTGTCTGCGTTTGTAACGGCATATGGGTACACAGGTGGTAAATAATCAGCAAAAACTTTTGCTAAAAGTCTAAATTCTTGTCTCATTGCGTAGTAACAACGCTTGTGAATAGCACTCATAACCCTTGAACCACGTTCCAAGAGGGCAATTGTAGTACCAACCGCTCTATTTTGTGCATCTTCACCCATTTGCATGTCTGCAATTGATGCAAAACGCTGTCCTGCTTGTACAACAAAGCCTAAAAGTTGAAATAAAGTTGCACTTGGCTCCTTAAAAGGTAAAATTTGAAACTGATCTTTGATGTTTCCACCTGGTGCATCAACATCTCTAAACTCTCCAGGTTGAAAAGGTTGATCATCATCTCTAATTCTTATGCCTCTAGACTTAAATCCAGCAGGTAAGTTAGCTAAAGTTCCCGCATCAAGTAATTGTCTTAATGCTTGTGTAGCAGATCTTGATAATCCACCGATCATATGTATTAAACCAAAGCCGTAAAAACCTAAACCAGGTAAAAACTTGTAATGAACAAAATATTCTCTTCTAGATTCTGTGTCATCATCTTGATTATAGTTTCTATAAATAGATAAAATTTTTCCTGAACCCTCATCAATAGAAACTATATACGGTTTTTTTACTTTTTTTTCTGAAGTCTCTGCCTCAAACTCATCTAAATTACAATCAACATGCATTTCTAAAATGTTATATTGATATTCTTTTTCTCCAGCAGGTTTTACACCTTCAAGTTCATTTAATTTATCTTGTATTGGACTTTTTTCGGGTTGTTTAGGTGTTAGTTCTACATCTCTGTAGAATCCTGCTTTTTGTTGTTTCAAAACATCATTCTCAGACATTTTAACAAGGTGAGTAATTCTTTCACAATCTTTTAAATCTGTTGCGTAGTAAGGAACAATTAAATCTTCTGCTGGAACAAATTTTGCTACAGCTCTTTGTTTAATTTCATCGTAATAAATTTTTTTAAATGCAGATCCTGCTAAGGGTAAATAAAATAATAGTTGGTCTGTGTCTGGTGTGTACTCTTCCATTTGTTCCATCAACATATAGTTCATAAAATCTTGAACTCTTTCAGCTTGTTGAGTTACCTCTGGAGTATCGGCTCCAATAATTGATGTTCTTACAGGACCATCACTTGGTAATAATTCTTTGTAAGCTTGTGCTTGAAATTGTGTTACAGCTTCTGATAAGAGTGGATGGGTAACACCACTTGCACCTTGGAACGGTCTAGTATTATTTACATACTTGAAACCAAGTAAGTCTAAACCTTGGGTGTAAGCTTGTTCCCAATCCCCTCTTGAAACTTTATCCCTTTTATAATCAGAAGTAAGTTGTGACGACATACGACTAAGAACACGATCGTCCATCTCCTCAGCTAAATTTCTATAAAAATCTTCTTCGGGTTGTTGTTCTTCAGGAATTTGTTCCTCACCCTCAATCTCTACATCAACTTCGCTTTCCTCAACTTCTTCTTCAGGAAGCTCATTTGTTTTATCTACTTCAGCCATAAAACTAGTATAATTTTGTCGGTTTTAAATTTACTAACTTTCCACCTCTAGCTTTAATCATTTTACCAGCTTTAGCTCCATCGTATGCACCTAATCCAAATGGATTTTCTTTACCTATTCCTGCTAAAGAATCAGTTTTTTTGATATTTGGGCCACGACTTAAATTGATGTTTTCTCTGAACACTTTTTTAGTTGCAGCAATAGCTTTATCTTTAAAACTAGTTGGTTTTGCTTTTTTTGTTATATAGTTTAATTTGGCTTTATCGCCACCCTCAGTCGCTAGGAATTGTTTCATCTCTCCTGCTTGCTTAAGAGCTTTTGCTCCAGCAAACCCAAGAGCTCCTGCCATAAGGGCTTTTTTAAGTTTTTTACTTGCCATGATAATTATCTCCTTTTGTTATAACAGATTTATAATATCACGCAAATATATTTACTACTAGCCCACCACTTTGATATGCCTTGAAAGGCTTAGTTTTCATCTCTGAATTGACTTTTATAGCAAAAGCATCAAAGTATAATCTTACATCTCCATCAAACATTTTGACTACTTCTCCACCATATCTGCTTTGGTAGTCCTTTGCCTCTTCTAAAGTTTTAAAAGCACCAATGTGTTGAGTTCCTGCTGAGTCTGGATTGAGACCATAAACCTTTTTTGTGTTTTCTACTTTAGTAACTACCTTGAAAGGTTTACTAGGATCAGACTTAGCTATAGGTATTGTTTTTACTTCAGATCCATATTGTGCAGCTAGTTTTTTCATAGCATTAGGTAGAGTAGCCATTTTTTTAGGATCCGTACTTCCTTCTATTGGAACCTCTGATTCATTTGCATTTTTTCTTACCACTCCTTGTCTGCCGCCGTAATTTTTAAATCCAGCTTTTCCAAACCTATTTCCATAAAATTCTATATCACCCAGAAACTTAGTTCTCTTTGCGTGGTGTAACTGTTCGACAGGAGCAATGGCCACCCAAT